GTAACAAACGCCCGCATACGCAATCCTCGGCTCATTATGGCGGAGTATGAAGGCGAGTCAGTCTTGGTGCGAGTGAACCCGACTACCCGTGATCGTTATGTTCCGGGGATGCTTGTGCATGTCAGGCAGGATGGTGCTGGCTGGGCGGAGGCGAGCCGTCCGAGGAAGAGGGGGGTAGACAGTGTTGCGTTACGATAGTGAGGAGGAGGAGCAGGATCGTCAGCTACGCGACTGGTTTGCGGGGCAGGCTTTATCTGGTGCGATGGCGAACTGGACTGAGGGGTTTTCGCCGGACACGCAAGCCTTGGCGAAGTTCAGTTATGAAGTGGCTGATGAGATGATGAGGGAGCGAGACAAGTATGAGTGAATTAATGAGGCCGTCTTGTGAGCGGCATTTGCAGCGCATTAGGGAGCGCACCAATGATTTGTTGGCGGAGAAGTACCGCAAGGGGCAGGCGGAGCATGGCGGCTTTTTGTGGCGGCGGCGGATTATGCCGGAGGTAATGGCGGAGACGTTGGACTTGGTGTGTTATGTGATGACGTTGGAGGAACACATTGAGGAGGTAAAGAATTTGTGTGTACGCGGGGAGACTGGCGACATGAAGCCTGCGGAGGCACTGAAGAAGATAAAGAAGATGCTTTGAAGTAATGGCGATTACCGAACCAACCCCGCATCCTTTTTGGGTGGCCCCGACACGGGAGCAATGCTTGGCGCAGGCTGAGTCGATTGATCCTGAGACGGGTGAAAAGTACGGTATTGATAGGGTCTTGCGCGACCTTGAGCAGCGGGAGTACCAGCTAGAGATGGCGCGTAAGGAGCCGTACAGTTGCGGGGTAGGTATTCGCCCATGTGCGCCCGACAGTGAGTTGGAGCATTGGGCGCGGGCGGAGAAGTTATTGGAGAACCATGATCGTTTGGCAGTGAGTGGTGGCAACCGCAGCGGCAAGACTGCTTTTGCGAGCAAGTATCTGGTACGCACGATGGTGGAGAAGCCCGGTGCGCGGGTGGTGGCTTTTTCGATGACCAGTCAGAGTAGCATTCGTGACCAGCAACCTGCGGTCTTCAACATGTTACCGAGTCAGTGGCGCAAGCCGAAGAAGACCAAGACGACCAATGTGAGTTACACGGTCAAGAACGGCTTTAGTGAGGCGACCTTTATTCTGCCCAATGGAGCGCAGTGTTGGTTCAACCATTACTCGCAGCAGCCCGACATCTTGGAGGGTATGGAGGCTGACTTGATTTGGTTTGATGAGTTGGTGCCGTATAGCTGGGTGGAGACGGCGCAGTTTCGTTTGGTGACGCGCAAGGGGAAGATGTTGATAACGGCCACGCCTATCACGGGTTGGACGAACACGTTGGCGGCGTTCCAGAGTGGGTGTCGTTTCACAGCCTTTCGGGAGGCGTTGATGTTGGAGCCGGACAAGGTGCATGTGCCGGGGGTGTTGGCGGGGCACATGCCTTATGTGGCGAAGTGTTTGCGGGATGACTCAGCGATGGTGTGGTTTCACACTGACCAGAATCCTTTCCAGCCGCAGGACAGTATGCAGAAGGCGTTGGAGAAGGAGAGCAGTGTCCAGAAGAAGGTGCGTTTCTATGGGTGGTGCGAGAAGACCAGCGGCAACTATTTCCCCAAGTTCAGCAAGGTGCATGTGGTAGAGCCGGAGGACATTCCTGCGGAGGGCACAAACTACATGGTGACTGATCCGGCGGGTAGCCGCATGTGGGCTACCTTGTGGCTACGGGTGGATGAGTCTGGGCGCATGTATGTGTATCGGGAGTTCCCCAATCGCCGTGACTATGGTGAGTGGGCGTTACCCGGAGACAAGCCCGGTGGGGTGAAAGGCCCAGCGCAGGAGGGGCAAGGTTGGGGGCCGGAAAGTTATGTGGAAGAGTTCCGCAGGCTGGAAGGTGATGAAGATATTTATTGGCGTTTGATTGACCCGCGAGCCGGTGGCAGTCCTGCGGCGATCCGCGATGGGGCATCGTTGGTGGATGTGTTGCGGGATGATTGCGACATGGACTTTGAGCAGGCCAGTGGCGTTCACATTGAGCAGGGTATTGCGTTGATAAACGAGGTGTTGGATTACGACACGGAGCAGAGCTTGTCGGTGGTGAACGAGCCGAAGCTGTATATTAGCAGTGAGTGCGGCAACTTGATTGATTGCATGAAGGAGGCAACGCCTGCGGGTGGTGAGAAGAATGCGTACAAGGACATGATTGACTGTATGCGGTACTTGATGCTGTTCCGTCCAGAGCATGTGACGGACACCAGTTTTGCTGCGGTTGGAGGAGGGAGCTATTGATTATGGTTATTGAAGAATACCCCCCGTTGTTGACCCGCTCGCAAGCGGCTGAGTTGACGGGGTTGAGTGCAAAATATTTGGACAAATTGAGGCTAAACAATGCGGTGCGCGTCTATACCTTGGTGGGTGGATCGCAGCATCGTTTCTATCGGGACGAACTGTTGGAACACGTTGGCCTAAAGGAGAATAGAAATGGAGAACACTGACGCATTAGCGAAACACACGGGAGGGCCGGATGTTCCTGAGTTGATACAGGAGTTTCGGCGGAGCATGGACGAGGGCTTTACCCTTGAGCGTACCAGTGCGGCTGACAAGGCCCGCTATATGCGATGGGATGGGCAGAGCGATGATGGCAAGAAGCATGACGCCAACTTGCCGGAGGGGAACCAAGCGTTTCCTTGGGATGGAGCGAGCGACACGCGCATTCCGTTGGTGGACAGTATCATCAACGACTGCGTGGACATGTTGACAACCTCTGCCAGTCGCTCGCAGTTATCGGTGAGTGGCACGGAAGTGGGCGACCTTGAACCGGCTGGGGCAGCGACAACTCTAATGAACTGGGTGCGCAACAACATGCACAACACACTGGGAAGTGAGAGTGAGTTGTTGGGGCAGTACATGATGTCCTATGGATGGAGTGCGGCGTTTGTGGGTTGGGAGCAGCAGAGTGCGTTGAAGACGCAGACGTTGACCTTGGAAGAGGTTCATGCGATGGCGGCACAGTCTGCGCCGGACTCACTGATGGCTTCCCTGCCGGGGATGATTAACGAACCGGAACGTGAGAGTGAAGTTGCGGGAGTGGTGCAGGACTATGTTCCGGGCATGAAGAAGTGGGCGGCACGCAAGGTGGTGAAGGACTTGCGCGAGACTGGGCAGGCGGAGTTTCCGGTGCCCTACATCTGTCGCAACGCGCCCAGTGTGACGGCGTTGAAGCCTTATGATGATGTGTTGTTTCCGCCGGAGACGATTGACTTGCAGAAGGCGCGGGTGATCTTCCGCAGACAATTCATGTCCGAGGTGGAGCTACGCGCCAAGGTGACTGACGAGGGTTGGGATGCCTCCTTTGTTGATGAAGCTGTGCAGACGGCAGGCAAGAGCTTGGGGATCAATGATGTGAGTCGTGCGCTCAGTGCGTTGACGGACAGCACTATTGAGCGGCGGGATAACTTGGTGGAGATTGTTTGGGCTTATACGCGCCAGTTGGACAGCAATGGCGTGCCCGGTATCTGGTACACCATCTTCTGCCCGCTACTTTCCAACAACGAGGGAGAGCCTAGTTTGTTTGCGAAGCATGAGATGTTGGATTACGCGCACAACGAGTATCCGTTTGTGTTGTTCCGCAGGGAGCATGTGGCGCGGCGGGTTACGGAGAGCCGTGGTGTTTCTGAGATTGCCCGCACATGGCAGCAGGAGATCAAGGCGCAGCGGGACAGTGTGTTTGACTCGACCAGCTTCGAGACGCTGCCGCCGATTCAGGTGAGCAAACGCTTGGGCTTGGCAAACAAGATTGGCCCTGCGGTGCAGTTGCCGGTGACACGCGCTGGAGACTATCAATTCCTGCAACCGCCGAGTCGCCCACCGCAGACTGCTTTTAGTGTTATGGACGCGGTACGTCAACAGGCTGACGAATACTTTGGTCGGCCCAACGCGCAAATCCCGCAAGTGGTAACGCAGTTGAAGCAGCAGCGCATGGTGAACCAATGGTTGCGTGGATGGACTGAGGTGTTCCGCCAAGTGTTCCGTTTGTGCATCCAATACTATTCACTGGAAGAACTGGTGCGAGTTACCAGTGCGCAGGCGGCACAGGTGATTAGCCATGACGCAGCGCGTTATGACTTCGTGTTGAAGTTCAACGTGGCGGAACTGGACAGCGACTTGGTGAAGTCGAAGCTCGATGCGATCAGCACGATTGCCACCACGCTGGATGCGGCTGGGCGTATTGACAAAGTAAAACTGGTGGACAAGGCGTTGCGTGCGGTGGCCCCGGAAGCGGCGGATGAGATGCTGGTGGACGAGGCAGCGGCTTCGCAGAAGATGTACAACGATGTGAAGCGCGACATTGCGCAGATGTTGTTGGGCTTTGAAGCGAGCTATGCGGATGCGAGCAACGATCCTGCTGCGGGCACCAAGCTCCAGATGGCGCAGGAGATAGCTGGCGGCAATCCAAGAGTGCAGCAAGCGATGGAGGGTGACGAGATGTTCCAGCAGTTAATGAAGCGGTACTTGGAGAATCTCCAGATGGGGGTTGCCCAGATACAGAACAAGACCATAGGTCGCATTGGCACCAAGCCGATGCAGGCGGGTTAAGCTATGAACGAAGTGAACTGGAACGCCTTCCAATGGGATGGGCACAACGAATTGTGGGAAGAGGTGCTGGCTCAACTGGACGCCTTCCACGTTGCAGAAGTAGAGGTGTTGACTTCGCCGGACTTATCGGCGGAGCAACGCCACTACGTTGCAGGCAGAGCAGCAGCCATATCGGAGTATCGCGACCACCTAAAGAGCCTGCGGAACGCTGCTGAAACAAACAGAAAATAATACCCAACGTTACCCAACGTTACCCAACCTTACCCTGCGTAAAAGCGGGGTATTTTTTTTGGGAGCATCTTCGCATCTAATCATTATTGGCACAGTGTTTCTGCGTATCACGGTGTCCTGAGAAAACCAAACGCTGCTTTGATAAACGGAGCTTCTTGCGGCTCCCCAAATTGCATGGCTGACAACAATGAAGGGTCAACGGAAAGCCCTAACAAAACCGTGGAACCGCAAATTGACTTGGATCAAGAGAGCTTGGCTTCGTTGCTAAAGACAACTCTTGAACGAGATGAACAGCCGGAACCTCAACCGGCTAATGCGGAAGAACAAAGTGAGGAAAGTGAACCGTCCGACGAAGCCTCTGTGAGTGCAGAGGGAGAAGCGGACAACGATCTTTCCAAAACTGAAACGACTGAGGCGGAGGCTGAACCAGCCGCCAACGAGGCAGAGGACGAGCAGGACGGTTTAGCACCGGACGTTCAAGAGAGTGTAAACAAGCGGATCGGCAAGGAAGTCCGTAAGCGCAAGGAAGCAGAAGAATCCGCAGCAGAGGAAGTAGCGGAACTGAAGCAGAAACTTGCGGAAGCGGAGGCGCGTGCAGAAGAGGTTGGGGAACCAGTTGCGCCACCGCCCACGGACGAGAATCCTTTTGCGAACCTGCGAACAGCAGAGGATGTGCAGAAGGAACTCTTACGAGCCGAGCAGACCTTGGAGTGGGCAGAGGACAACCCGGACGGGGCGTACATCACCACCAAGGAAGGCGAGCAGGAGTTTACACAGGAAGACGTTCGGGAGATTCGGAAGAAGGCAGCGCGGGCGATTCGGAGACAGCTACCGGATCAAATGAAGTTCATTCAGACCCGTGAATCCTTGGAGCCGGATGTGCTTAAAGCGTACCCGTGGTGGAAGGACAAGGCGAGTAGCGAATACCAGAACGCGCAAATGGCCATTCGGGAGTTTCCCGAACTAATGACCAAGCCTAATTACAAGTTGATTGTTGGCGATGCGCTAGTGGGGCAGGCAGTGCGGTTAACTCAGGGGAAAAAACCCGCGCCTGTTAAAGCAACTCCCAAGGCACCATCACAACCTACGGCACCGGCAGCGGAACCTGCGCCGGTAGACCCGAAGGCGGCTCGTTCAGCTTCCGCCCGCAAATCGTTTCAGGAAACAGGAGGGGTCGATGAGTTGGCAGAAATTATCAAGCTGAATTTATAGCTTGGGAAAGGAGCTAAAATGGCTTCACTGTTAGAAAAAGATCAAATCGGCAAACGCGAAGATTTAGCCGATTACATCGCCCTCGTCGATGCTCACGATTGTCCATTGGTCAGCGGAGCGAAGAAGGGAGCAAAACCGGGTAACACACGTATGGACTGGCAAGCCGATGCCTATGCAGCGGCAGTCGCCACCGGCACCGTTGATGGTGCCGATGTTGGTTCGAGTGATTACCAGAACCCCGGTGAGAACCGTGCTATCTTGAGCAACTACGTTCAAGTGCATCGTCGTTCCATCCGCGTCAGCCCGCTGTCTCTTGAGATCAGCAACGTAGCTGGCATCAACGATGAGATTGCCAATGGCATTGCCAAGAAACTCGTTGAACTGAAACGCGACATGGAGAAGTCCTACCTCTCCGCTAATGACGCGCAGGCTGATGATGGTTCGTCCAACGCTTATCTGACCAAGGGCTTGGCCACTTGGATCAGCACAGCGGGTGGTTCCGTGCTGCAAGTTCCGGCTGCATTCCGCACGCCGACTGCGAGCATCGAAACGACTGCCACCACGGCGAACATCACCGACACTACCGTTCAGGATGTGTTGGCGAGCATCTATTCCGAGACTGGAAGCATCAAGAATTTCACGATGCCTCTGGGTCGCACCCTCAAGCGGGCCTTTACGGATCGCCTGACGGGCACGCGCTCGGTGACTGATGCGAGCAACAACATTGCCGCTACCCAAGTGCGCACCTTCTCGCCTCAATCGGGCAAGAAAGTGACATTGGCCGTCGATTTCTTCGAGGGCGACTTTGGTTCGGTGGCTTTGGTGCCGGATAACTTCATGCCCGCGCAGACCGATGGTTATGTGCTGGACATGGACGGCATTGAAATCCGTTACGGCAAATTGCCAGAGGTGAAGGAACTGCCCGACAGCGGCGGTGGCCCAATCCGCATGGTGGAAGCTGTGGCTGCGTTGGTGGTGAAGAACCCGCTGGCGCACGGTAAATTCGACTTGGCGAGCTAATCCCGACAAGGATGTTAGAACACGCTATCAACTCGCTGCCGGGGGATTTACGGGACGCAGTAGCCGCCCGCCTCCGGCAGCGAGTCTTATCGCAATGTGACCAAGCCTTCACTGACTCGAAGGCTATTGGTGCTGAAAACAACTCCCGCGCCTACCGACATGTGGAGGGCATGGGTGAAATGAAAGCCAGCATCCCTGCGACAGCCTACCATTACTGGGGGCAACGCGAGGGCTACGATGTGTGGCAGGACAAAAAGTTTATGAAGAAGTACCGTGAAGATAATCCCGATGTGAAGGTGAACACGGTATCTGATAAAACCCAAGTGGGGTACACGGGCAACGGCTTCTATCGGGTTGGAGCGGGTCGCACCATAAAGGTATATAAATGAGAAAGCTGACCTTTAAGAACGTGCTTTACGGTGTGGCCCAGTTGGCAGGGCTTGATCGGGATAATATATCGACAAGCGAGTTTGCCCGCATCCGAGATTTAGCCGATGCAAGGCTGGCACTTGCGTGGGAGTCCGGTGAATGGCCGGATACATTGCTGGTGGAGGAGCGTACCTTCCGCCCGTTGTGGAGCAGCGGAACAACGTATGCAAAAGATGCGGAGGTTTATTATGCAAAAGAGGACAAGTATTACCAGTCCGTTGCCGCTGCCAACACCGGCAACACTCCAACCACAAAAGACTGGTGGGCAGACGCTAGTGAAGCTCCATCTGGAGACGATTGGCTCACCGGCACATCCTATTCAGTTGGAGATACAGTTAGATATGACATCACCGGAAAGCACTACTGGTGCTATCTGGCTCATACATCAAGCGGTTCGGTCACACCGGAAACAAGTAGTAATTGGACGCAATTAGTTCCGTTTGATCGTTACATTGCCCATGAGCAGACTGGCGAAACAAAGATTGGCGAGTTCCTTTCCATTGCCAGCAAAGACCCGCGCAACTTTACATCCATAAAAGAGTACGACTTTGAGTTGACCGGCACGGGCGCACATGTGGCCAAGGACGTTACGAAGGTGTGGGTGCGGGGCCGGAAGCAACGCCCACTGCTAACCGGAGACAGTCATTCAAGTACCAGTGCCTACTCTTCAGGCGACCAGGTATATTTTAACGGAGACTTTTACGAAGCAAACCAGTCTGTTGGCGTGGCTGAAACTCCTTCAACTCACGCAAGCAAGTGGACGCTGGTGGAGGTGCCGTACATTTTTCAGGGCTACCTAATCCGTGGAGCCTTTGCGGATTATCTGCGGGCTACGGGTAACAATGAATTGGCTGCAATGGCTGACCGCGATGCGGAAGCAGTTATTGCGATTGAAGCTGACAAGCTACTCCGCCAGCAAGGGCAAGTTAAGCGCGTCAACGTATTGACTTATTAAAGGGGCATCCAATGGGTAACAAAAAAATCAGTGCATTAACCGAATTAACCGAAGCTCCGGCGACTACGGACGTAGTGCCCGTGGTGGACGTTAGCGACACCACTGGGGCTTCCACTGGTACGACGAAGAAGGTCAGCCTCACGAATTTGAGCGCGGGCATCGTGGATATTTCCACCAGCCAACTCGACGCCGCCAGCTTGGTGACGGAGAGTGAAGGCATCAGTAGCAACGACAACGATACTACGTTGCCCACCAGTGCAGCGGTGAAGGACTACGTTGATACTCAAATTCTCACCAAAGACAATCTTGATGAGATTGCTGAGGGCACGACGAACAAACATTTTACAGCAGCGGACGAAACGAAGCTCGATGGGATTGAGGACAGCGCAGACGTAACTGACACGGCTAACGTCACCGCTGCTGGCGCGTTAATGGATTCCGAGTTGACTGACTTGGCAGGGGTTAAGGGAGTCACAATTTCCACCTTACAAGAAAAGCCATCTGAAGGTGCGTTTGTGGACGGCGATAAAACGAAGCTCGATGGCCTAGTTAGCAATGTTACGCACACAGGCGATGTCACTGGTAGTACAGCACTAACGATAGCTAGTGGTGCTGTTCAAACTGATATGATCGCTGGCGGTGCTATAACTCAGATCAAAATCGCCAATGACTCTATTGGCTCCGGCCAAATCGGGGCGAATGCTGTGGGGGCTAGCGAATTGGCAGACGATGCAGTAGACACTGCGGCCATCGTTGACGATGCCGTGACCGGCGCAAAACTTAATGCAGCCCTAAACGATCTATCCAACGTCAACGCCAGCCCCTCAAATAATCAGATACTTAAATGGAACAGCACATCTTCCAATTGGGAGGCCGGAGATGACTCTGGGGCTGCAAGCGGAACTGTTACAGGCGTGACAGGGACTTCCCCGATTTCTTCGGATGGAAGTTCAACAACTCCCGCAATTTCAATCGACGATGCTTCCACTTCAGCGAAGGGCGCAGCATCTTTTAGCCCGGATAACTTCGCAGTCAGTAGTGGTGCGGTATCAATTAAGAGTGCTGGGGTAGACCTTACCGATGAGGTCACTGGTTCCCTTCCTGATGGAAACATTGCCAGCGCAGCAACTTGGAATGCGAAGATTGCGGACGTAGTTTCTGACACCACGCCCCAGCTTGGTGGCGATCTCGACGTAAACAGTAATAAGATTATTACTGCGAGTGGCTCGAATGGCGATATTGTGCTGAACCCGGATGGCACTGGCAACGTGGGTATTGGTGAGCCAAATCCCTCATTCGGCCTCGACGTTTCAGGAACAATGTTCACTGGCGCAGATGACCAAGGGATCAACGTACACGGCAGTACCACAGGGATTGCGATGGTCAGGGCCGTAAACCGCGCTAATGACACCTACAAGAAAGCGGCCTTCGACGCCACTGAATACGATTTTTTGGTATCGGGAACATCCAAGGTGGCTATCGACTCAGCGGGCCGCTGCGGCATAGGAACTAGCTCACCCAACACGAATGTAAAGTTGGAGGTAGCTGGGCCGATTAGGGCATCCAGTACCTCACGAATTGAAGCAGATGTATTAAATAGCGGGGATAATACTGCTAACATCATTCTCCGGAGTGGAACGAACACTTTGGTGGGCAACGGAAATTATCTATACGTCACGGATGCGGGTAACCTCCTAGCGGGCGGTACTTCGGTTGCCAACTGCTACAACGGTAATGGCGATGCGAAGCCGTTTGTTTTCCAAGGCACGGATTCTGGAACAACTGTTACTCACGCCAATAACCTGCTTTGCATAGTCAATGATGACGATACAACAGGTAATATGTCTGGTGTAGCATTCGGCTGGACTGACGCAGATGAGTCTCCTCATTATTTGAGTGCCAGCATCAACTGCGTGATGGGTGAGGCTGTGTCGATTAGCGGAGCAGGACAGTACCGATCTGGTGATCTAGCATTCCTAACGTCCAACGCAACTAATTCTGCGCCCACTGAGAAGATGCGGCTTGATGCTGACGGCACGCTCGACCTTAAATCTGAAAAGCTAAAGCTGAACGGCTCCGGCGGTAGCGCGGATCAAGTTTTAAAAACGGATGGGAGTGGCAATGTTTCGTGGTCGGCACTACCCGTAGAACTCGGCTTCGCAGTTAGCGATGAGACTACTGCGCTGACTACTGGCACAGCAAAAATAACTTTCAGGATGCCACACGCAATGACCCTGACCGCCGTGCGTGCCAACGTGGTTACTGCCCCTGCTGGGTCGGCTTTGACGGTTGATATTAACGAGGGTGGATCGACGATTCTCAGCACAAAATTGACCATTGATGCCGGTGAAAAAACCAGCACCACCGCAACGACAGCAGTCGGTATTAGCAGCTCCTCACTGGCTGATGATGCAGAGATCACAGTGGATATTGATGCGATTGGCAGCAGCACCGCAGGGGCGGGACTAAAAATCTGGTTAATCGGCACTCGCGCATGAATTTAATTAATCCATATCGGTTGGATACCAGCGGGAGCTTCGGTGGGGGTTCACCAGCACCCGATTACATCGCTGCAACCGGCGGTACTATATCCGAGGATGGGGATTACAAAATTCATGTTTTTAATAGCAGCGGCACTTTTACGGTGACTGATGAGGGTGGTGCGGGGAGCAGCACGGTGGAACTTTTAGTCGTCGCTGGCGGAGGCAGTAGCGGCTCGTCCGATGGTAGCAGCCATTACGGCGGTGGCGGCGGTGCGGGTGGCTATCGAAGCATAGCCTCTCACACCCCAAGCTCGGGTGAAACAACTTACAGCGTGGTTGTGGGTGCTGGCGGTTCAGCCGTGGGCGAGGGCAGCAACTCATCTATTGATGGCATTAGCGCGACAGGCGGTGGATACGGTGCGGGTTCGGCCTCGGCCCCCAGCAGCGGCGGCTCAGGTGGCGGGGCAGCATACGATTACGGTTACGGGATAACCGACACTGGCGCGAGCGGAAATGCGGGCGGGTACAGTCCGGCTGAAGGCCATGACGGTGGTGACTACAACACTGGCGGTATAGGTGCCCCCGGTGGTGGTGCGGGCGGTGCGGGTTCAGATTCCAGCGCAACGGCTGGCAACGGCTCAAGCAACGATATTACTGGCTCATCCACCACTTATGCAACCGGCGGAAATGGGTCGGGTGGTGGCGCAGGTACATCGAACACGGGCAACGGTGGATCAGGTTCGTACTCGTCGGATAACGGCGGCTCTGGCGTGGTCATTGTTCGCTATAAATTTCAAAACTAATGGCTCACTTTGCACAAATTGATAACGAAGGAACGGTTACTCAAGTGATCGTGGTAGCCGATGAGCATGAGGCTGATGGCGAGCAGTGGTGCGCTGATTTGCTCGGCGGCACTTGGAAGCGGACTAGCTACAACACTCGGGCTGGTGAGCATGGCGAAGGTGGCGAGGCTTTCCGTAAGAATTTTGCAGGGATTGGTTACAAATACGATTCAAACTTGGATGCATTTATCCCGCCGAAACCTGCTTTTGAATCGTGGGTTTTAAATGAGTCAACCTGTCAGTGGCAGGCTCCGGTTCCGCGACCTGACGGCCCGTATGCTTGGGATGAAGAGTCGGGGGAGTGGGTTGAGGTAAATCTGCCTGACGGTATGGAGCCGTTAGGGGAGTAATCAAAATGAACGAATATGTTTATACACGGCTTGAGCCGCTGGTAAAAAATGAGGGTGATCTGCAAAACGTAGTCACAGGGCTAGTCGTGGGAATGACCGGGACTAACGGCACGCACAGCGCGTACATCGACACGCTTTATAGCTTACCTGCACCTGACCCGGATAATTTTATTCCGTTTGAAAATCTTGGGCAGGATTGGGCGCAGGCGATTGCTGATTCTGTTGCAGAAGAAAACAATTTTAAAGATAGCCTAGATAAGCAGATCGAAGCTGCGGGCACGCGCCCCGTGAGCAAGAAGTTTGCGTGGCAGCAGTCTGCGGCTGAATAAATTTTGGATAACTCGGGTGGAGAGTAAATGAGAATGCTGAACCTAGATGATGTAAAAGTGCTAATGGCCTCTGGCTCCGGCTTGGGGTCATGGCTGACCGAGCTTGATGTGATTTTGAAAATCGCAATCTCGGTAGCCACGCTCGTTTACATCGTCTTAAAATGCAAAACAC